ACCGTAAGGTTGCAAAACAGATGCCTAAGCCAGAAGACATTCTGGCAGGTAAGGTTAAGAAGTGTGATATCAAAGAAATCTCTGCGATGTATTCACTTACTATTAGCCTGTGCTACGAGCTTCAAGAAGCTGACCGCAAGAAGATCAAAGATTGGGATGCAATGGCAGACAATTTCTTTGGCTTTATGATGGATAATTTCCCAACTGAATTAGTTGTTATGGGTGCAAAGGTTGCGTTGACTAACTATCAACTGCCGTTTGATGCTAGCAAATTGAAGAACTTTGACAAGTTCCACGATAAGTACGGCAAGTACATTATCCAGGCAATGGAAGGTTAAAATTGGCCCTTAGGGGCCTTTTTACTTGCTCTTTTGATAAATTGAATGTATAATAGTACTATCGCAACTAGGAGTAATAAATGTCCGCAGTAATGAAACAAGAAAAACAAAAGAAACAAGATTGGTTAGGTAAAACTTTTAGCGAAAGTGAAAAAGCTAAAATTCTCGATAAACTAATTACCGCACGAGTTGGGCTCTTGCTCCGCCATCCGTTTTTTGGTAATCTTGCTACCCGAATGAAAATGGTAGAGGCTAGCGACTGGTGTCAAACCCTTGCAACAGATGGTCGCAATTTTTATTTTAATTTAGGATTTGTAAATAAACTTACTCCTAAGGAAGCAGAGTTTGGCTTTGCACACGAGGTCCTCCATAATGTATTTGATCATATGGGTCGGCGAGACGGGCGCGACCCTCAACTGTCAAACATTGCCGCAGACTATGCCGCTAACCAAATTCTTAAAGACGAACGTATCGGTACAGTTCCTAGCTTTATTAAGATTTTCCAGGACGACAAATATCGCGGATGGAGTTACGAGCAGATTTATCAGGACCTTTACGACAAGGCTGAAAAGATTGATATTTCCCAATTAGGGGAATTGCTCGACGAACACCTAGATGGTGAGGGTGAAGATGGGGAAGGTGAAGGCAAAGATGGAGAAGAAATTAACGGAAGTGGTAAGGGCCGGCCACGTTTGACTGCAGAAGAAAAGAAACAAATCCGTGATGAGATCAAAGAAGCTATGGTAGCGGCTGCTCAATCAGCAGGTGCAGGTAAAGTGCCTGCAGGTATTGCTAGAATGATCAAAGACTTTACTGAGCCAAAGATGGACTGGCGACAACTGTTGCGCATGAATATCCAAAGTATTCTTAAAAGCAATTTTAGCTTTGCTCGCCCTAACCGCAAGAGTCAACAATGTGGCGCTATCTTGCCAGGTATGATGAATGAAGAAACTATTGACGTATCTGTAGCAATCGATATGTCTGGTAGTATTTCAGATGCTATGGCTAAAGATTTCTTGTCAGAAGTCAAAGGTATTATGGATGAGTACAAGGACTTTAAATTAGATTTGTGGTGTTTTGATACTAACGTATACGGTTACAAACAATTTACCGGAGATACTGCTGATGATATTAACGAGTACGATTGCCAAGGTGGCGGTGGTACTGATTTTGATGCAAACTGGGAATTCATGAAGTACAATGATATTCAACCCAAGAAGTTTATTATGTTTACTGACGGTTATCCCTGCGGTAGCTGGGGAGATGAAGATTATTGTGATACTATCTTTATTATTCACGGTAACGATGCCATAATTTCTCCATTCGGCCAGACCGCGCATTATAAATAATATAGGTAGATTATGGCATTAAATAGAGGAACGGTAAATGCTTTAAATGTTCTAGGATTTAGAAAACTATCTTTTATTCCAGAACATTTTTCCAAAATCTCTATTGATTCAAAGTTTGATACCAAAATTATAGAACAATGGATCGAATATAATTTAAATAGCAGATACGCTATACAAGGAAAATATAGTTTAGATGCAAATAGGAAAATGATTTCTGTTATTGAAATAGGAATCGAGGATCCTAAAGAACTAACTATGTTATCATTAGGATGTCAACATTTACATAAAAAAGGAATTAATTAAATGGAAAATCAAGAAACAGTTCAAGACGCTAGTCAAGTAACTCCAGAGGCTGCGCCACCGCAACAACCAGATCTTACAATCACTGATCTAACAAATATCCGTGCGATCATTGATGTTGCAGTTCGTAGAGGGGCATTTGGAGCTTCAGAAGCGTCCGGAGTAGGCACAGTATTTGATAAACTAAACGCATTCTTAAATGCTGTTGCACCTCCTAAGTCAGACGACAAAGCACCAAAACAATAAAAGGAGATTCACATGAAACATGTGGGAAAAATGAAAAATAATGCTGCTCGAGTAGCAGTAGTTTATAGGACTGTTCCGGGAGAGCCCAACAACGCATTAGTAGTTGGGACTAGTGGCTTGCCAGATGCTAATCACGATGCTTTGATGAGCGTTATTCAAAGTGAATCCGGTCAACAAGCAAACGAGTTAGCTGACATCTTAGCAACACGCCGATTCCCAGACGGTGATGTAATGCTAAGTTGGTTACACGCCCGTGGACAACTTAAAAAAGTTCCCACTAATCTCGTGTTAATGACTCCCAATACTCAAACACAAATTCCATTGAATGAACTCAATGAAATGATTGCAACTCAGAAAGGAATCACTGTTGAGGATTTGGCTGTTAGTGATGGTCAGAAAAAATCTACCGTTACTAAAAAAGAAGCCAAGGAAGAAATTATTGTCGATGATATTATTGTCGACACTGCTCCTACAATTGCAGAAGCACCAGTTACTGCATCTGACTTGCGGTCAATGGCAGACAAACTTTCTAAGCAGGCAGCAGAGATGCGCCGCAAAGCAGACGAAATGTCTCCGCCAGTTAAGAAGACGGCTAAGGCAACAAAAGCCGAAGCTTAATGATTAACTGTTTAGTTGCAGTTGAACGAAACCAGGGCATAGGATTTAATGGTCAAATGCCCTGGCCTCACCTTAGGGGTGATATGCAGTGGTTTAAACAAATGACAACTAATCAAGTTGTTATTATGGGTTCAACCACATATGATAGTTTGGGTAAATCTTTACCTAATAGAATTAATGTAGTGATAAGCAGAAAGAGAGTGCTAGGTGATCACACCTTTGACGACTGCGGTGCTGCCTTAGATTTTTGTTCTGTAGAATACCCTGATAAGGAAATTTTCATTATCGGCGGAAGTGCCGTTTATGAACAATATCTCGATATTATTGACAGATTTTATATTACCGAAATAGATGCAGACTATGAGTGTGATAAGTTTTTTGACCTTACCTATGTAAAAGAACACTTTACAAAGGTTAAAGAACACGCTATACTTAATGACCCGATAAAATATACAATAAAAGAATACAACTTATGACACATCCAGAACAAGCATATCTCAATGCACTTAAAGACATTTTAGCAACAGGTGAACAGCGACCCGATAGAACTGGAGTCGGGACTATTAGTAAGTTCGGTGTACAATTGCGATTTGATCTGCAGAAAGGATTTCCTGCTGTTACTACTAAGAAGCTAGCATGGCGTGCCTGTGTTAGCGAACTGCTTTGGTTTATTGAAGGCAGTGGTGATGAGAATCGCTTAAAGGAAATCCTACACGGTGAGCGTTATACCGATAAGAAAACTATATGGTCAGATAATGCCACAGCACCTTACTGGACAAACAAACGACTCCAGCGGCATGCAGGTGATCTCGGTCGTGTCTACGGCGTGCAATGGCGAAAGTGGCGTGCTCCGTTAGTTCGTATTAACAAAGTTGTCCTACAAAATTGCGACCAGTTGCTTAATTTAATTGACGGCTTAAAGAAAGACCCTTACGGTCGTAGACATATCATTACTGCATGGAATCCAGGCGAACTAGAACTAATGGCATTACCTCCGTGCCATATGATGAGTCAATTCTACGTAAGCAACGGGAAACTAAGTTGTTCAATGTATCAACGTAGTGCAGACATGTTCCTCGGAGTACCGTTTAACATTGCCAGCTATGCACTGTTCACACATATGATTGCACAAGCCTGTGAATTAGAAGTCGGCGAACTTATTATTACCCTAGGTGACGCTCATATCTACACCAATCATGTTGATCAGGTTAACGAGCAATTAGCACGTAAGCCATTACCGTTGCCAGAGTTAAAACTAAACCCTGCTGTCAAAAACATCACAGGGTTTACAATGGACGATATTGAATTGGTAAATTATACTAGTCACGATGCTATTAAAGCACCAATGGCTGTTTAAACTTTAATTTCTATTACACCAAAAGAGCCTTCGAAATCTTCGAGGGCTTTTCCTATTACAGCATCCGAACTGTCATGATCCTGTTTCTTAGTAGCATATCCCTGTTTATATCCACTGGTAACTAATAGGTCGCCCTTCTTAACGGGGCCACAAATCTTGCAAGGAACACGACCTTTTAAGGCAATATAGGGGTGAGTTTCGTCGGTTCCTGCCTCGGAATTCATCATATATGCCGGATTTTTACTCACTACTCCTGCAACCGTTGTCGTTGCCTGTAATGTAGCAAGAGTAACTTCTTTTTCTCCGCCTAACATTAGTACAGTTCCAAATTCATATGCCGCATCTGCGGCATAGCGTTCAGCAATGTCAGCATAATATGCACTGGTTGCAACGCCTTTAAAAATATCAGCTTTAACACTTTTATCAAATGGATTATAATAAAACGATGAAGTAGTGTAGATTGCGTCTGTTTTGGTATAAGTTGTGCCAGTTGTAAACGGAATAGGAAATGTACCTACACTTGGCGGAATATCTGTAACAAGTCCGATTGCAGTGGTTGCAGTATTTGCATTAACTGCATGCCTTGCACTTCCCCAAAAGTAAATTCCCTGAGACGCTGATTCACCTGTTGAGTAGTTTGCACCTCTTAAAGTAATACCTTTACTGATCGTTGATGTAGAACCTGAATCATAGATAGGATATTTTGGTAGTGGTGGTTGATCTGCTTGAGTTACTGTATATGTTTCTGCAGAAACCATAGCAACTACTTCATCATTTGCTCCTACAATAGCTTTAATATTGTATTTTGGTGTACCAGTATCTTCTTGTGCGTATTCGACATCGCCTTTCCATTGAGCTCTGGTGTCGGCGCCGCTAGGAGGACCTATTAAAACAAAATTCTCACCATTGTAGGCATAAAGTTGTTCTTCTCTACTATCAAACCATAGATCGCCTGATTCGTAGATTTTAGTATTGTTAGGATTTTCAGTATTAACATCTAAATTGGAAATGCTTTTCCAATTTGCGCCATCAAACACATTGAGTCTTTTGTTTGCAGTATCATACCAAAGTTGACCATCAATCGGTTTAGATGGAGGAATAGTATTTGAAAAATTCTCAAGCAATTTTAAAAAGTTTTCATTTTGCCATTCACCGTAACCTGCATAGTTTCTTCCAACAAAAATTAAATCAGTTGTGAGATCCAACGAAGCATCTTGTACTATCGTAATCTGTGTTCCATCTGTTTTATTGAGAATGTAAGGCATAATTATTCCTGATATGTAATGTTATTGTTAAAAGTGGTAAAAGAATTATAATATGCATCTACAGTATCCCAGCGAGCAAGTCCTCCTACATTTGTTAATGTAAAGTGTCTAACAGAAAGAAGAGCATTGTAATTACACAGCACTTTAGCCTGAGATCCTATAACATAGGTTGCGGTACTAAACAAATTAGGCAATGCTTTTAATCTTAAAGCATTGTTTCCATCATTGATGTTTGTTAGATTTGTTCCAGTTGTGCCAGTTTTTGTATCACCGTATGTGGTAATATCAAATGCAGTTGTTAAATTCTTATCATAAACTGTATTACCCCTTACATATAAATTTCCTTTTACATCAAGGTCATCTAAAATTGTAATACCGTTAACAACATTAGTTGCTGTTGTCTGTCCAAAGTACACTGTTGAGCTAGAAGCACTCATTGTAAAGGATGCAGTAGTCACTAACGCAGTCGGAGCACCGTAAGAATACAGCACTGAAACATTTTGTTTTTGGTTAAACGTATTCTCTAAAATATTTACAGGAGGAACCATAACTCCCATTTTACCATTTTGTAGATCTACTCTAGGATCAACAAGGAACCATTGATTTAAAGGATATCCTTGCCAGATTTTAAATTCACCATTAGTGCTATTGTACCACAAATCTCCTGTACTTGTTGTTACGGGTTGCGTACCACTGATAGTTGCGCCGTATGTAGGATTAAACTCTACACCATCATAGACTGTTAATTTACTGTTAATTGTGTCGTACCACAACTGACCAACTTGTGCTTGTAAAGGTTGATTAGGAGAAGCAAAATTAGTCAACAGTTTTACAAAATTATTGTTTACATACTGTCCGTACTTGTTAACATTCTTACCTATTAAATCTAAACTAGTAGTGATAGAATCTACATCTCCATCTGCCATGGTTAACAATACTGTACCGTCACTTCTATATATGATATATGCCATGTTATTATGTCTTTATAATATAGTTCATTGTAACTGGTACAATGTTTGTAGTGGTAGTAGCATATCTCAAATCCGGAACACTAAAGCTACCACTTGCTCCACCAAATGTATAACCAATTACACCAAATAAATCTCCCTGTAACACGGTAGATGTAGACCCGCCATTGCATAAAATCCATGTAGGCTGACCGTCTGGCTTAACCGCTGAGGGAGGTGTTGAAGTTGGCCACGGAATAATCATCCCTGGCTGCATTACCATGTCGTAAACATCTGATAAGAAATCTGCCTTGCTGATTTGTCTTACACCTTGCTCTATAGTTGTAGATGTTGCGGTGTCAACTACTAACAACGTCTGAGTAGCAGTGGTCGATGTAACTGTTGACTGTGCTGTAATTAAAGCTGTGGTAGCAGTAGTATTAAGAGCTACATTACCTAATCCATTAAATGATACAGATCCGGTTGTTGCAAACTGTCCAATAACACTAAATTGTCGAGAAGCTTCTAATTGAACAGCCTGTGAAGCAACTCCGTATATTGTAAGTGTAGATCCAGTTGAACCAATTTGTGATGTATAAATTCTACGAAATGCTCTAGTTGGAGATCCTAATTCATATGAATTGTTTTCTGCTGGTTGTAAAATAGTGCCGCTTCCGCCGGGCTGACCTATTGTAATTAGCCCAACCATTGAAGAAGTTGTTACTACAGTTAATGTGTTTGCTTCTAAAGTTCTTCCAAACGACCCGCCACCGGAAACATCTAGAGCAGAATCGGTATTAGAAGTAATTGTTACATCATCTGAAAACTTACCGCTACCTGTAACATCTAATGTTTTGGTAGGAATAGGATTATTAACTCCCACAAATCCTGCAGATGTGAGCTTTAAATAAGACTTGTCAAAGAAACTATCAGAAATACCTATCTTCATTCCAGAAGAGCTAGTGTTAGCGTAGGTAACAAATGCCTCAGATGCAGTACTATATATTTTAATAGCTTTTGCAGTTGTATCTTTTTTAATTTGAATACCGCCAGATGACTCAACTACAAAGGTACCTGTATGAATCTGAGGTGCAAGTATAGATTTATTTCTTAATACATCAGATGCTTTAACGGTTACACCCGAACTGAGATATAAAGATGCAGCACTTTCTGCTACTCCGTTGTATCTTGTAGGAATTCTGGAAGTTAAATTTGTTCCTGCCTTAATAACAGTAAAACCATCAATAACACTTCTAGGAGTAAATTCATTATAAGAGATAATTTCAACTACTTTGCCGTTTGCCCAGTTTAAAATAACAGGATACTCTACTTTATTAGCAACGGTACTAGTATTAGTTTCAATGACTCTAACTTCTGCTCCGGACTTTGAAGTACCAGATAAGCTACTAGGACCAACAAGAGTCCATCCATCGGCATCACGTATGTTTAATTGATTCGAAACTGTATCAACCCAGATGTCTCCAATTGTTACTCCAGAACTATAACTTAAACTAGGATCAGAATTTTGTTGATAGATTCCGCTAGCAGCTGGCCATCGATTACTTGTAATGTCACCATTATTAACTCTTAAAACTTTTCTGTTAGGATTGCTAGTATCATACCATAGTTGTCCCTTAATTGAATTAATAGGAGGGTTAGGTCCTGCAAAATTTTCCAACAATTTTAAAAAATTTTGTGTAGTATCAAGACCGTAATTAGTATATCCTGGCCCGACTAGATCAAGACTGGTACTATAATTGTTCTTTCCAGGACCTAATGTTGTTCCTAATACCTGCACTGTGCCAGTGTTTGTAGGGTCTGAGAATCGAAGTGTATATGAATTAGCCATGTTTTAAACTCCGGTGCTCAAACTTTGGATCCTAATTGTATAATCTACCTGAATCATCCTGTTTAATGATTTCTGAACAGGGTGGAAGATAACATGTGTTAATAACATTCCTGTATTCGGACCTTCTGGATTAAAGGATCTCAATCCTAATTCATCAAACACAAAATTAGATTCAGTGTTTGTTTCTGTATCAAATGCGGCTTGACCGCTCGGCTCACCAAAATCAAGCAAACAACTTACTAGCACGTCAGTATAAACTGTGCCAGCAATGTGTCTAGTTTCCATAAAATTACGTGCAGGATCTAACGAGTATGAACTTTTCGAATCAACAGTTTTATAATAAGTTTGATTATATAGGCTAGCACTTGTTCCTACACTGTTAGGTGTAAGGTAAGTAATGATTCCTGTACTATCAACTCTGCTTCCTCCGTTGCCGAACACCATCTCGGCAATGGGTCCTTCGCCTTGATTTGCTATACTCTGTGCCAATGCTATGGAAAAATTCTCATAATGAATAGCGTTTCTTTTATTAATAAAGACTTCTTGAGAGATAGGATCGTAGATTTTAATATGACCCTGGATGCCTATTGCTCCAGCTTCATTCGGTAAATTGTTCATGTTTCTGTTATCCATAATGATATTTATCCATCTAAATTATAAGCGGTTTATCTTCCGTATCGGTAGATTTTAGTTCTAGGCCATATGTGCCCTGTACTAGATCGATTACCTTGATTAACTTTGGGACCAACCATACCTTGATCTAGGCGTTCTTTATTGTAGTATAGGAATCTATTTGTAGACCCTTGCAAGTCTGTATAGTCACCTATACCGCCTGTAGTAGCAGTAATTTGCCCTATTTTAGCTTTATTTCTAATGTAATCCCTAGCCTGTGATTGTTTCATAGTAGGCCATTGCTCTGCAAGACAGGCTAGAACTCCCGCAACTTGTGGGCTAGACATACTAGTTCCAGATCTTTTAGTCACTCTATACGCAGAGTTTCTACTATCTCCAGTTGTAACTCCAGTAGTAGAGTTTACTCCGCCAACAATAAATCTTCCCGGAGCATACAAGTCTATCCTAGGTCCGCAATTACTGTAAACAATTTTTGTTTCAGTTGTATTTGCGTCTGCGCCGCCGACACAAATTGATCCAGATGCTGCACCTAATGGGCCCCTGTTATAGTAATAAGTAAACACATCACTTTGAACAATGTAATTATTATAGTCATCCCCAGTATCAACTGTAAAATTAGAAATTTTTGTATAATCGTTTCCTGCGGCTCCGACAACGATAATCCCTTCGTTCATCGCATCTATTAAATCTTCCTCGTATGCAACGCTTCTTATTGGAAATGCTACGTTTCCTGCACTTACAACCAATCCATAATTGGTTAATTCTGATTCCGTAAAAGGACCACTAAATTCTGTACCTTGAAATCTAACAATAGTAATTTCAGAAATAGGTACTTCAATAGATACTCCATAACTGTGATTAGTAACCGTAGGATTACGTCTACCTGTGGCAGGATTAATAGGCTTAGTTCTATGCCACTCTCTGATGTAATCTATTGTCCGTGCTCCTGTATTAGATGGATTCGTTGAGTACGGACTTATATTATAAATGTTTGCATCTCTTGCCCATCCGTAGGTGTTACCACATGCTGTAGAAGCAACGTGTGTCCCGTGATCGCCGTCTACTGTTCTGTCAGATATTCCATCAAGATTGTTATCTGGATATGAAGGATCAATATAAGGAGTATAAGCATATGTACCAGGTGCTGTTCCTAGTACAGCTAGGTTATGTTGTAACCAATTATATTGAACAACCCTAGACCCACCAGAGCCGTCTGCATTGACTGCAAACTCGGGATGTAAGGGATTAAAATGTCCGTCTACTATAACCACATCAACATATTTTCCGCTCGAAGTTGTATTAACTGTTCCGGATACATTAGTAGTTCCGTTTGTTCCCCATCCACTTCTTTGTACTCCTTCAACAGATCTTAATATTCCCCAGTTTCTATGAGATGAACTTAGAGTATTAGACCTGTTCCATAACGTACTAGCTTGTGTCCAAAATGGTTTAAATTTTAAACCTTGTTCTTCAAGGCTCAATTCAACATGCAACACTCTAGGATCGTTTTTAATAAGTTCGGCTTCAGATGCATATAACGTATAATGAGTATTTCGACTTACCGGTCTTCTATCCTTTACCGGAATGGCGCGGTGAGGAATAAATTTTGCCCCGTTAGACAACTCCATATCATTATAAAAAGATTCAAGATCTTCTTTATTTTTTAAAGTTATAATATACTCTCTAGCTTCAGAACTCATTTTAAGACTCCAGTTGTAGTAATGTTAACGTAACATCGATTGTTCTAGATACCGTGTCTTTGTTTGTTACAGATAGATAAACAGTAGTAGTGGTAGGCACATCATTATTAAACCCTATAACTCCGGGAGTTATTAATTGAGTTAGAGAGGATGCAGTTGTAATAACTTCCGCAATAACTCCGCTACCTGGCAACGGATCATTACCTTCGGTCCTTGCTGCATCATTAGTTCTGCTAGTGCTGTCTGAGTAAATTCGAACCCATGCAGCATGAGAAGTTTGTACCTTTGACAACATATAAGTTTTAAAACCAGTTGCTTCTGTATTTCCACTAGCATTAGCAGCAAGAGATGCTGTTGTTCCAGTAGTTAATATTCTCGAAGATAGACCAACTCCGCTGCCGCCAGAAACAGTTCCCCAATCATAATCATAGTTTAGACCTGAAATTTTAATCAGCGCCTGCCCAATAGATCCACCATCTGGTAGACCTGGTCCAGTTGGGCCAGTTGGGCCTGGGACCACACTCGAACCTGCTGGTCCAGTCGGTCCTTTAGGACCCGCAGGCCCTGTGGGACCAGTAAATTCGGCGGCACCTATTTCTGTAACAACTTGATCAACTAAGTCAGTGTAACGGATTCTTCTCGGTAGTATCTCATCAACTATTACAAAACTTGTAACAGTTGTACCTGAAGTTATAAATGGTAATTGATTAATTTTCATCTTTTAATATCCCTCTATCGGATTGTTATTGTCGTCTGTCAATTCAAAATTATTATTGTCTGTTAGAGTAGGATCTCCACCATAATAATAATAATCAGGTAATTCTGTTGTTTTCTGTTGTATAAACATAGCCTGCGGTGTTACAGCAGTCAATAACGAAGATTTAATTACCCACTCATTAGCAGATACTTCTTCAATCGGTTGCCAGAACTGACCAGTTCTTTGTTCAATTTCTAATCTCACTCCGGAAACAAATCCCTCAATATTTAATTTTAATTCATGATTGTTAGTCAACGAATTATAAACTACAGTAAATTCAGAATCCAGTGTTACTAAACTTGTTGAAGTCGTATCATAGGCTCTTCTAGAATCATGTACCAAGGTACTTGTTTTGCGAAGTGTCCTTCCACCGTACTTAATAGTTACCTGATTAGTTGCATCAGTCGATGTAGAAAGAGTAATTCCGTCACACACAAACTGGTATGGGCCCACGTCAGTGGAATAACTGGAAGTGCTAATAACAAATGTGTATGTGTTGAACGAGTTAGTTACAGTACTTAATACTCGAGCATTTGTTGTGCTGGTAGTAATATGATATTGCTTCTTAATTACATCACTGTAGGGAACTTGTTGTTGTGTACTTTGATCCATTAGTTTAGTTCCAACTTCAGAAAACAATGCGGGTGCTGTGCCGTGAGTGCTTCTTCGTAAATTGCTTAATGTATTACTGGCTTTTTCAAAGAACTCAATACGTTCGCTGTCAACAAATACTACTCCTGGAATATTTCTAATAGGATTAGGAGGAATCAATCTGCTAGAATCTTCAACGTGAATTTCAGTATCAGTGAGCGTTAACTCTTTAGTTAAACGTGTACTGTAAAAATCTGATAATCGAGTATATGATGTTCTATCAAAAATATCTTTAAAAATTCTATAACCTAAAGTAACGTTATTTCTTAATGGTGAATTAATAGAGGTAATCATAATGTCGTTTGACGTATTGACAAATATCCATTCACTAAGTTGAATAGTTCGTTGATCTGGAAGAAGTCCAAAGTCATATCCAGGTATTAACGGTGCTCCGTCTACATAGACCCAGACATACTCTGCACTAATAACAGGTAAGCTAAGAGTAAATCTACGCATAGAATTACCTGAGAAACGTTCTGTTCTAATCAACATGCCATCATGGTCTGTAAACGTAGTTACTTTTACAGATCCGGATGTAAGAGGAGTTGATAAAATAACCGTGTTACCAGACACTATATAATCATAATCAATAAGGCTTTCGATTGCAATTGCATCACCGTTTACAAGTAATCCGGTAGGGAAAGTAATTGTACTGTTACTTACGGATAGCGTATAATCAAAGCCCGATCTTAGTAAGAAGCCATTTAAGTAAACATGCACTGTTTCAATAGAATATGTACCTGATGGTCTAGGCTTATTGTCAATATTGAATGTAAGTTGAGTTCCATCAAATTTATAATAAGTCACATCAGGAGGAGAAAGTCTTCTTCTGCCTGCTCCAGCCAATGCTTCATATTCTACTAATACCTGAGCACTAATCGGTTCTATATTAGCAATAGGCTTTGTTAAATTCAACACAGTAGTAGTTGTAGTAATGTTGAAATATTCTGTCCAAACTCCGTTAAACTCAGGATAGTTAGTTTCAAAAAACCATGCTTGAATCACGTTAGTACCAGCAGGAATATTGTAAACTGTAACTGCCGCTCTATTATTTTCAATACCAGTAGGAGATACCATATAACCATATGATGAAGTTGATAGTGTTTCAAAAATTTGAGTACCATTAACTGTTACATAAACAGAACGAACATCGTCTATACTAGCTAAACTAGGAATTAATACAGATGATTGATCACTAACTGATACTAGGTTACTATCTAACAGATAATCGCCTCCCATGGTCATTAATGTATAACCTGCTCTACCAGTTGTTGTCTGAGGAGCAATGTACAAAGTTCGATCATAGATAAAGAACTGATTTCTTGCTGTAAAGTTATACGGTTCTTTATTAGGATCAAAACTTCCTTGTCCTGCATACTGCCAGTTTCCGCCCTCCGAAGTACTATAGAATACATGACTGGTATTATTTTGTATAGAAGTATACGGCACCTGAACGGCATTAGCGCCATTTTGATTAGAAATACCTGTTATAAATCCGCCATTTGGAACAGAAGATGAAGCGTTTAAAGGATCATACTCGCGCCATGTGTTTTCATAAATCATTTCTACATACTGATTCACTCCATCAGAATATAATCCGAGTTCATACTGGTACGCAGGTAACACTCCAGGTTCATCTCTTTTCTGGTAATGACTACCTTGAAAGCGCAATCTCCAGTAATTAAATTGAGTAGTTGTTCCTGAAATCGTACCGGTATCGAACCATAGCCCAGGAAGTTGTCCGTTTTCTAATGGTTGACCGAATATTCCTATTGCCTGCCATAAGTCGCAGAACATCACCATAATTGATGGATTTTCAAGAGCGTCGATATTTAAAGGCGTGTACTCAGTATCTCCTCCGCCAAACGTTACATAACCATTTGTGCCAACGTACACTTCAGTGTACACTGTACCAAACATGTTCCAATTAAACCCTAGCGAATAGGGTCCAGTAAATGTATCGTCACCGGCAGAGGCTCCGATAGGTGCCCCAGAAACGCCGATTGGCGTAGCAAGAGAAGAGCTAAAATAAGGACCTATTGTACCAGGATTAGGTGGAGTATCTAATCTATCAAAAATTAATCCTTTATATTCTACCTGAACACCTACGGATTCTGTAACAGGATGTGGCAATGTAGTAACAGAAACTCTACCGCTGACTACAGGAACAGCGCCTGAAATTACTAGAGGAGATGAGTTATTTTCTTGTGTATAGACATTAATACTAACACTATCAAATGTCTGTCCTTTAACATGCTCTTCGGGAGCATACCCTAATTGAGCATTTAAGAAGCCGCTGCCATTGACTGTTAAGTCTGTAGGATTTACTCCTAGTGCTCCAACAAAGTTGCCAGCACTGTCCCAGGATCCTGCTGTAAGTTCTGTGTCAACTCCGTTAACATTAAAATTATCTTTCCAAAATTCTAATTTTGGATATCCGTAAATATCAACATCAATATGATGACCACTTAGGCCTAGCCCACGAATAGTAAGAGCAAGTGTTCCGCTAGAAGTAGCAGTTGTTTCAACATATTCAGCCAATGAACTTGTTTGCAACGGCAAAGTAGAATAATCTAAGTAAACAGATGATGTTGAAACATCTTGAATAGAAATTAAAGTATCATAATAAACTGTTGTAGTGTTTATGATATCATCAGCAAAAGAATATATCTTATAAGTTGATGTAACTTCGTAGTCTCTTAACATTGATGGAATACGAACTGTTGTGCCTGCTGGAGCAGAACGCACAGTCGATGTCGACAACACACTAGACCAGTGTGTGCCCGTTCCGATTGCAGTAAATCTATCTGTACCAACTCCAGTTACTTGATATCTACCGTCGAAGCCAGTAAGTGTTCCGCCTTCGCCTCCATTAATTCCCCAAATTTCTGCGTAGTCTCCTACTCTAATATCGCCGCCGAAATCTTCAACTGTGTAGAATACTAAAGTTCCTCTGGTAGTTAGGCTGTCAGACCAAACACGTTTAATTTGAAATTCATAATTACTAACTTCAATCGAGTTGGCGCCAGTGTTAACAGAAACAACTACAGTATCTGTCCTTAGATAATTTAAGGCAGTGTTCGTTAAGATAATTTTCTGCCCTGGAGAAATTCCTTCAGTGGTACTTAATACTAGTGTACCTGTATTGTAAAGCGCATCTGCTACTAATTTTGCAGAAGCATAGTAATCAGTTAAGTCAGACCATGCAGAATTGTTGTCGTATGCTCCGTGGCCCCAAGGTGGAGAATAATCAAATCTTAAACCTTGCAGTTGAGTCTCACCAAATTCTGCACCAGACATTAATAGAGGCAATTCTAGTCCAGGCATGCTGTCTGTAGGTTCGTAATAATTATGAATTCTATCAACTGCTGTATAAAGGTTGATATTTTTATTATATGTAATTTTAAATATCTGTCCTTCACCAGGAACATAGTTTAAAAATACAAACCTAGAATATTTCTTAGTGTAATTATTATATGTTTCTGTATAATATTCAATAGTATAGTCAGTAGCAAGCACCAACTTACCATCTACTAATGGAGTAATATTAGACTTGTTAGGTTCAGCTAACCAGCTAAGTACAAACTTATTTGCATCTCCTGAACAGACGAACGTTTCAGTTACTGTAGTATCACCTAATTCGTAGCCTGTACCAACTCTGTCAAATTTAATACCAACAGTGTTTTTTCTAATTGTGTCATTACCCATTACAACTGATACAGTTGCAGTTGATGTCACGTACTGGCCGCCGCCAGTAATTGTAACTAGAGGAGGAGTAACATATCCAGAACCAGGATGAGTAACTAGAACTTTATATAGTTCACCGTTTCTAATATAGGCTTCTGCTTTAGCGCCGACGCCGCTATCTCCTAGAGCAGTAGTAATTTGGACGTTAGGTCGTTGAGTGTACCCTGCACCTTTATTTCCAACTTCAATAGATTTAACATAATATTTGTAGTTGTCATTCCAAGACTTTCTAGGATACTCATCTAGCAATGTATTACCTAACTGCACAACTTCAAACTTTCCAGTAGAAGAGTTATAATAAGAAGGCAAATCAAAATCTGTCAAATATACAGATCCTTGGTCAACGTTATTATTATAGATAGATGTGTAAGATCTAATCTTTGTTCTATAAGGTTTTACTTCTTTAATATAATCTTCAAAGTATTGTTCATTTTCCAATTGATAAACAGATCTTTGATCTAAACTGCCTATGTTGTTTTTGACATTAATGAAAGAAGTTTTAAATGCCCAATCGAGCAACTTCTGTTCAGTTAGTGCATATTTGACTGCCTTAAAGAATAATAGATTCCAGTTGATTTTTAAATCTCTAACAAAGATATCGTCTTTAAGTGCTGTTAAAATATAGAATAGCTCTAGATCAGGAATTTGATCATACAGAGTTTCCTCTAATGTTGCAACATCATAGGCATAGTTACTGTCCGAGTAGTTCCAAATAGTGTCCAGAATTTGAACAGTTCCATTTTGTCTATAAATGATATCGTAAGACGTTGAAAAATCACCTATTTCAGTGTCGGTTAACTTTTCTAAAATAATGTAATTACCATCTCCGGCATTTTTAATTTTTACGTAATCACCAGGTACTGTGTCATTTAGTGTTGCTACTTCATATGTATCATTAACAACATATTTGTAATCTTTAAATCCGTCATAAGTAGACTTTACCCAATCAGCATATTTCCAGTACAATGGAGTATTATATGTTTGAGTTTTAATTCTTAACCATGTTTTGTACAAATAGTCGTAGATATGTTTTGTCCAGCGATTTCCGTATTCAGTGTTAACCTGTACAATCACTGTATGTGGTCTGACTACTACTACAGGACTTTCTTCAACGTAATTTGATCCAGGTGCAGTAACAACAGCATTAATTACTCGACCATTTACATCAATTTCTGTTTCAATAACTGCACCGATACCTGTTGTAGCGTTAACATTAACTTTTGGAGGTAATGCATATCCGAAGCCAGGATCTGTAACTACTGCACTAATTACTTTGCCGTTCAAAGTGAAACATTCAATGTATGCTTGTTTAAAAGTTGATGTATCGACCTCAGTTAACTCTTCTAGATCTTCAACAATTAAATCATACTCCCTATCTAATGCATCTGGAATTTCTTCCTTACGTTCTAAATTAGAAAAAGAATAATTACCTGTAATTCTACTGTCAATTAATACAGAATTAGCAAACTCAACAATATTTCTTAATGCTTGCAGTCTGTCTTTGAACAGAGTCTGTTGAGGTCTAATTCCAATTCCGTATTTGTTTCTATATGACAAATTGATGTCGGGTACTAGATTTCCTAATGCATCACGACCCAATAGACTGTCAAATAGTTTTTTATTCAACATTGTATTTGGCATACTTGATGCTGAACCTTCTTCTAACAACAACCATTCTGTATGTCTAGGGATAGAATTTTTTATTTCATCTGTAGAAATATTTGCATTAATATAATTTCCTATTAGCATAGGTTGAATATTTGCAAAAGCAACCGAGTCAGAAGATAAAATTTCAGCAAATTTCAAACCATTCGATACTGGATCCGCAATCAAACTCGAAACTTGATATGCACTGATTCTTCTATTTTTAGCATCAGGAATTAATACTTTATTCTTAACCCAGAAGAAAAAGACATTTTCAAATGAATTCGTTACAGTGTTCCAAACTTGCTTAACAGAAACAATACTGTTATCAGGATACTTAGGCTGACCACTGATACCATTAGTTAATCCTTCCGAAGTATCTGCTTGTGATGCCCATTCGGTAGGTAGTAAATTAGATTTGACCCATTCATAAACATCAATAGTTGCACCCGGGAATAGTTTACCCCAGTTATTTTTTCTAAAGATGTCATCGCCCTGTTCGTACCATACATACTTAGCGGTACTTAGATCCCACCACAATTCGCCAACGTGTTCGTCAATCCAGTTAGTTTCAGAATCGTTGATTGTACCAATAGTACCTATAGAATATGTTGCAGGATCGGAAGCAGACTTATATTTTAACTCTTGTTCGGCAATTCCTGCAATTTTTCCTTTTAAAGGATCAATTACATCTAAGTATTCAATTACTTCTTCATTTACAGAATCAATTAAAACAATTCTCTTTACAGTATCAATTTCAACTAGGTCTGGTTGCTCTCTCAGTAACGACCAGCTATTTTTTGTGTTGTCAATCTTATTGAACTGAAAGAATGTAGAGCCGTCTGCTTCAGATGCAGAAACATACCACGGGGCTCCTACATAAACTGCATCATTTGTTGCAACAACAGATGTTCCATAACGACTACCTTCAATAAAGTCAGCATCGTTTAATTCTTCAGCCTGAATAAAATAATCACCCAGGTTGTTATAAACATAGACTGCACCAGCATCTGAAATAGGAGATATAAAACGTGTAGTTCCCTGGTCAAATGTAGTTTCACCAAATCGAGTTCCTTCATCAAATCCGTAAATCTTAGATCTATTTTTTCCTAAAGAACTAACTGTTAATACTGTTTCGTTCTTGCTCAATGAAATAGCCTGACCAAATTTAAGATCGTTAGTAAGAACAGGATTGTCAATAACTTGACGAAGTATATATGTACCTGTAGATGTTAAGTTAGTAGCCGTGTAAACTGCAACTTTACCAAAACCTTCACCGATCAGTTTTGTATTAACTGACGAGATGAACATAAATTTGCCAGAAGCAGATACGTATACATCGTCGCCAAATATATCAGTTGTTCCAAACGGTGAAACAATAGTTTGCTTCCAGTTTAAACTATTGTCAAAAATTTGAACAATACCCGAAGTGGAAGATGTAGTGTAGCCAGGAGCACTGATAGCAATAAATTTGCCAGCATAATCTCCTGCAATCTTATGTCCCCATTGCATTTGAGAATTTTGTGTAATTCCTTCAGGTCTTAAAGATATGCCATCTTCTAAGTTAGAAGATAAGTGTTGTGTAATGCTAACAAGATTTGTTGCAGAAGTAGTTGTACTTAGGTAATAGGCATATACATGACCAGTTCCTGTATTGTTCACGCCATCCCCTGGAGCACTAACAAGAAGTGTTGAAGAACTAGTAGAAACAACTTGATTTAAGTATATAGAATGACCAAATCTAGCATAGCTAGAAGTTGAATAAGTTACTGTGTCGTTGTAGTTAGGTCTTACTAAAACTTTCTGTGTTATTTCTTCATTAACTAAAGGTCTCTTTGAACTAATCTTTACAAGACCTTCAGAAACAAAAGACTTTGCATATCCACTGCCTGTGCTGAATAATATAGCACTTGTACCAGTAGAACGTACATTTGTTGCTTCAGGAGCTCCTGTAAAAATTAATTCTTTACTGTTGTCATAATTTAAAGAATAACCAAATCCAGTAGATAAAGATACGTCACAGTATATTTTATCGTTACTGTTCATTATATATTCAAACTGCTTGTCTAATGTTAGTCTGTTCTTTTCTAATACCGAAACTCGGCCAGTACTGTCGTAACTAGGAAAATCCCATGTAGGAGCAGAAACGATAACCAACGGAATATCATCCGAAGCATAGATTGAGAAACCTAACTGCTGTGCAATAGGAGATGCAGATGAATTAATTCCTATACCTGTATCATAATTTTTTATCTTTTGATAGACTGCCCACTTGTCAGGTGCATTGTCAATCCATATTTTTTCACCTGTTTTAAGTTTACGTAGGTCAGGAACATTTTTTAATTCTTCAAAATTCTGATAACGAACATCATCAAATTTAAACAATGCGCCGAACGCTAATAAGTCATCATTAACAATAGTTGTTAAACCAGATGCAACAGTAAATTGATTTAGTTCTGGAATTTCAGTAACAATGTAGACACCATTCACTTGATCATTAAATTTAACAACTGAAACAATATCACCCACTGCAAGACTGTGATGTATGTCAGTAGTAAAGGTAATAGCGGTTGCTGGCGCACTTACATACACTCCAGAAACTTTTGCAGTTTGTCTAGAATATCTATAAACATCCCAGTCACCATTCTCTAAGAACCCCATCCAAATAGTGTCGCCTTCTTGAATAGAAGAATTGTTTGCAATGTCTAATAAACTATTTTTATTATATGCTGTAGATGTAACGTCATCTAATCTAACATATCCAACAGTGGTTAAATCAATATTTGTATCTTCATAGCCTGTGCTATTGTATACTTTAAATGTCTGTGCAGGATTGTATCCCGATGGAGAAATTAATAAATTTGTAGAAGATGTATAGTTAATTAAATTGCTGGCATTTGAAGGCATCTCAGAAATAAATTTAACAACATAAGGATTTTCAATTGCTGTACCTTCTTCTAGTTTAAATTCAATTTCTTTATATGTTTCAAATCCGCCAAAATGTCCTACTCTAAAAGCCCAATCTTCATTAAAAGAAACGTCACCTTTACGTGCAAAGGTTCCTGCTTTTACAATTTTATCAATTGCATTTCGAGTACCTTTTTCACGAATAAATCCTTGATAGAACTTGTATTGTGCTGTGGCATTGGTAAAGATATTGTTTAGATACGTGCGAGGAGTATAACCAATTAAATGTTGTGCTAACTGTTGTTGCCCGTAATCAAAGTTATCAATATCTAAGCTATAGAAATCTTCAAACTGATTGATCTTGTAGTCAAAATTAGGCAACAGATCAGGTGCAGGTTTTTTAGATAGTTTAACCCATTTGTTAAAATCAAAAGTTTCATCACCGTTTATACGTGTCGACGATTCATAATAGACACCGTTATATCTAACAACCTTTCCAGGAAGATAAATGCCATATGCTTTCCAGTCTGAAATTTCAACAGAGTCATATATAAAACCTGGACTGAACAAATCTCCATTCCAATTAGCA